AACTGATAACTTCTCTTCCCTGTCGAATTGGTATGAGTTAATGTTTTTCTTCTCGTCTTTTGCTTTCTTAACAAAGAAGGTTCTAGCATCTTGTCTCGCCTTATTGAGATTTTCTTCAGCTTTCCTAAAAGCGTCAAGCACTTTATCTGCACCCATTTTCTTTGCTAATTTACCGACTATCCGCTTTGTTGCTTCAGTTCGGTATTGTTTGATTAACAACTCTTGCTCTTTGATAAGCGGGTCAAACCTTCGGTCTACCTTTTTCTCAAAGTGTTCAAGTTGATATTTTGTCATCTTTGGCATATTTCCTCCTTTTGATTTGTTTATAGGATATTCCTATTACATTGTCAAGCGCTTGTTTTTTTTTTTTTTTTCTTGGGTGGGTCCCGCCCTCAAGCTCTTCACTGTGGAAAAATAATTGTTGACAATGGTCCTATAAATTCCTATATATAAATCTGGTCCAATGGCATGCGTGTCTAAAAGTCGGTTGATCGCCGGTAAAGCTTTGATGATACAATTCACTTTGGGCCTGGGGTCAAGGACATAAGCCCTGGAATTCCGGTAAATAATTGCCGCTGGGCTTCATCACTTCTTGACCCGAATGAAAAAAATTATGAAAGTATACAGAGCAAAAAGATTATTGAATTTTGACAATAACCCTAAGACGGTAAAGGGGCAACGTTACGGATGGAAAACGGCCATCCTTTACCTGGCCCCGGCTACAAGTTCCGGGTTTAATATGTGTCCGATGGCAAGCGCAGGATGCAAGGCCGCATGTTTAAACACCGCGGGCCGCGGTCAAATGAAATCAGTCCAACGCGGGCGGATCAATAAAACAATTTATTTTATGAAGGATCGCGCAGCATTCCTGCAGCAGCTGCAAAAAGAAATTTTTTTATTTGCCGAAAGGTGCAAGCGACAAGGCTACAGGCCCGCGGTTCGACTGAATGGGACTAGTGACGTAAACTGGGAACGCTTCGGAATAATGGAAAAATTTCCTGAAGTTCAATTTTATGATTATACAAAAATCTACAAGCGCGCATTGCTATGGGCGGCGGGCAAGCTTCCAAAAAATTATCATATCACTTACAGCTTGAATGAGGATAACAAGCGTCAAGCTCTTTACGTCCTCAAGCGCGGCGGCAATATTTCAGCCGTGTTTAGAGCTAAGAAGCTACCAAAAAAATTCCATGGTTACAGAGTAACCAACGCCGATAATTCCGACCTCCGATTTATCGACCCTAGGAATACCATCGCGGGTCTCTATGCTAAAGGTAAAGCGATCCGCGATGAGTCAGGCTTTGTCCAGGATGTGTAGAAACTCGAACCTCGGTTCTGGGTGGGACCCGCCCACAAGCGCTAGGCGCAAGAGCCGAGAGCCTCAAGC